GTGTTAAATCCTCCTAATATTAATCTTCTTTTCCAATCTGTTTCATAATCTGGTCTGCATATGTGCTTAATCCTGCAACCAGAATGCCTTGCACAATTGCTGTAAATGTTGCGAGCGCAACCTCCTGACTATTTCCAATTGATGTATTGGCAAATACCCAAATCGCGCAAAGGACAATTCCAATCCCACCTAAAATCATAGGAATGTATTTATCCTTAATCGCATCAGCCTTTTTCAGCCATGTGCCAATAAAATAAAGAACCAGAGCAACGACAACAAGCTCTGGCTTCACGTAGTTCATGATTTGTTCCATTTAGTCTTTATCTCCTTTGTTCTTCAAATGAAGAGCCTTAATTTCTTCATACAATTTCGTGCCAGTTCCATTCCCACCAAGCGCATGATATGCTTCGTACATGTCGCAAAAATTCTCATATGCATAAGATGGTATGTATCCAAGCTCTACATATTTGTCATGGTATTCATACAATCCTATTTTTAATAACGCTTTTGTTCCATCGCAATTAGCATTTCTTTTTTTGTACTCTTCTTGAATACGTTCATCACGCGCCTTTGCATCATTGATTTGCTTTTGCTTCTGCTCTTTTAGAAGCCAAATGATATAACCGAGAATGATTGGGAGCACGATTAAATACGTTTGGTACAGTAAGTTAATCATTGCATTATCCTCTCTTTAAATAATTATTAAGGATGCTATGGTCTGTCTCGAATAGCCCTGTCAATCAACCTCCAATCTAAAATAATTTGTAATGTGGAATCTTCTCGCCCCACAAGAGGTGTCGAATATAATCATCAAGCACAACTGCGACAGCTGATAAGAAAAACCATATTGCAGTAAATGGCAAGCATATCTGCCCCAGTAAATTGAAAGGCATATTGCTGTAATCCCATACATGCCAACCAAGCCATAGATTCACAATGCAACCACATGTAAACTCCAATGAAGTGATCACAAGCGCTCCTATCAACATCTGCTTTGCCAATGGCATTTTCTTGTATTTCTCATTGATGAACCCAATCAAAAAGAACGCCAGCCCACCAACAATAAACATTGACCAGTGAGTGCGTCCTCTTACGGTTAATTCGATTAATACATATAGCAGACCACCAATCTCAAATAGAATCAATGGTCTTAATTGCTTCATGACTTCTGAGCCAACATAGCTTTTAGTGGCTCAGACTGATAAGCTTCCGGAATACCTGTGCCGTATGTAATCCGTCCAACCTCTTCCTTGCTTTCCAGTGAGCGGATGTAAATTCTGAGATCGCGAAAATACGTGATATGCCACGTAATGAATTCCATTGCTGTAGCTGTGATTTTTGCCATATCTGTATTACTGTAAAACTTGCAATGCTTTGTTTCATCAGAAGTATGCCACGGGATATTCTCTTCACCGGAAGCGACCTGTGTCTGCAACCCAACAAGGCTCGTCTGGTCATGGTCGGTTAATGAAAAATGCTCAACAGAGCCATCAGACAGAGTGACATCAACGCCACTTTGAATAGCATCTTGCTGAGCTTTATTCATCTCTGCAACTTTAGCTTCTTTCACTTCATCAAGTGTCGGCTCAGGCTCAGGCATTGGTTCAGGCTCAACAGGCTCAACATACACACTACCATCGTTGGAAAGAATGTAGCTGTCCTCGTTCTCTTTGTACAAGGTCTTGAATCCATCATACTTTCCAAAGACGCTTCCAGCATCATTCAACAGGTGAAAACCGGACAAGTTCACCTCTGCACCGGAAATCTGAATCAGATGCTCTCCTAGTTTCTTCACAGACGCTTCTACCGTGTCTGTATTATCAAGAAATAACACATGCATAGGTTATTCCTCCTTTCAATAAAATAAGAGCCACAAGGCTCAAATAAATGGTTTACAGTTACTTAACTAAATAGCAAAATGATGGCTGATGTACAATTCAAGCCATTTTCTATTACAGGAAATCCCTCCGGAGGAAACTCACTGGTTATTACGTCTCTTACGAATCTTAAGAAGATATTCGGAGACGCGGTAACCACAATGAATTCTGGTGCAGTCGTAATGAATGGAGATGGCGGTGCTACAGATGCGCATTTCCAAAATGCCACTTGGCAGAATAACAGGTTATACGCTACTTTCAGTTCGAGCATGAATAAGAATATCCGTGTAACTGGATTGATATATTATGCTCCTGGAACTGTATTGGATAATGGAACATTTTAACAATGCAACACCATTTACAATGGGTACGAAACCGTAAACCCAGCTTCTACAAACGAATCGCCAGCCACAAGATATATCTGTCCGTTTGGCTTGATCTCGATGGAAGCACCGTGACGTTGTCCAGCTCCATTTGCTGTCCAAGCTTGAGACTTAATTGTATTTTTCGGACATATTGCGCTAGGAAGCTTTGCAACTGAAAAGGACACACCCGATGCTCCACCACTTACAACGCAATGATAATCAATATGTACAATGCCAGATTTCTTTGTAATATGATATGTGGGATTCGTCCAAGCTGAAGATTCGAAGTTATAACTTGTTTTGCTATTTAGTTCTTTAACTACCTGCGCGTCAACAAAAAATCCAGGCTCTGTTACAAGGTCGATTTCATCCAAAGTTACCAGCTTATTTGCATAGATGCTATTGATTGCTTCACGTTCTTCATTAACCTCTTTTGCCCCGTATGAACTTCCGACTTGGCTATATGCTGTTGAATCCTGGAAAGATACAGTACCGTCAGAGTTATTCACCTGCGTATACTTTCGCTTGCTATTTTGGCTCGCCAGAATATCGTCTTTAAAATCTGTGCTTAATGGTTTATATGTTGCCATTTCTATTCCTCCTTATATTCTAATACAGGACATCTGCCCCAATCTGAAACTTAATCTATGCTTCATAGCTTCTTGCCGACTAAAGCCGTTATATAGCTTCAAACATGCGCTTTCTAAACGGTTGAAATCCTCAAAAGTCGGGGTTCTGTTATTTGCGTACCAGTTTTTATGCTCGCCATCGTAAAATGCATAAGTGTTATCCTTGAGAGATTCAAGATTATCTTCCATAGCATTAAATTCTTCTGCATATGGGAAATCTGAATACCCCTCTTTGTCTGAACCCATTTCAGTGAACGGGAAATTGATATACAGCTTAAGCGCCTGTTCCCGGAGGTAAGCTATGTTGTTTTTGATTCGGTTGTAATCTGTGTAATTGAAATAATCATTTACAGTCCAATCAGTTTTAGGTTCTTGCCACACACTCTTTCCTCCTTGTAATTAATCCACCACCAAGTAATCCGGCATTGAATGTAATCTGCGATTCCTCAACGATTGTTTTCAAATCAGGGTCATACTTATTTTCCTGTCCAATCGTGTCACCACAATCAATTGCTGGCTCTCCACGGTAATCAAGCTCGTATTGGATTCCAGACGCAAAGTAATCAGCCAGCCACGCTGTTACAAGCTTACCGTGTTCAGCATTGGATATTAATGGATTCTGCCATTCCTTATCCGTTCCACGGTTATTTATCGTCTGAACTGTATATGCAGTAGATACGTTGTATTTATAGCCTTTTACAGCTATCTTAATTTCTTCACCTACCGATACACCGGAGATTGCAAGTTCAACGTAGTATGCGCCAGTAGATTTGATTTCTATGGATTGTCCACTCTTGGCTTCTTCAATGATTGCCCTGTAGCCATAACAAGCATCTGTCATGTAGTAGATGGCGTTATTACCATCGTACACGAGTGTTTCTGACGCAAGGTCATCTTCCACATTTGATTTTGAATAAAGGTATCTTGCAACCTTAACATTCTTGATTTTATCAAGCTGTGTTCCGACCGGCGTGGAGTACAAATCATCGTATTCAAGCTTATACGCTGTCTCAGAACCAAGCGAAATATAATTCACATGAATACGGTTATGTGGCTCTGTTTCCACAAACTCAATCTCGATTTTGTCATACTCAGCAAAATCGTATTGAATCTCAAAGTTCTCAGCGATTCCAGACTGAATTGTGACCGTATCATGCAGTACATTGTCTGAGTAGGTCCGTATCACGAATTTCTTCGGAAGATTCTTTCCAAACTCAATATAGATTCCGTATGCTTTATACTTCGCTTCTAGCGTTCGTGTGATGATTGGGTTTTTAGCAAATAATCCATTCTCGTCACTCACGGCCAAACTAACATATCCAGTATTTTGCATACCGGACTTTGGAAGAAATACCATTTTCCCGTCAGCAAGCCACCGGTTATTTTCATATGTCGCAAAATCTGTTTTTGCTGTCTGAGTATCAATACTCGACACATCGGAATAATCCGTTGTTCCATTGGAAGTCGTCTCACACTCCGGCCGGAATAACGAATGAATACGAATGCGTCCGTATCTATCATAATCAAGAACACATCTTCCGGCATTTGCAATAATCTGTAATGCCTCTTTGTGTCGGACATTCGGAAGTGGATTGTAAACAGTAATTTTTTTCAAATATGTGTCCAAATAATAATCTTCCTGTGCAACTCCTGCATCTTCCAGTACAAGAACCGCTAAATCATACAAGGTAATTCCAGTTTCGTAATACTGCCCTTTGTAGTAATCATCACTGAGGAATTTTAGTACATCGACAGCCTTAATCGTTGCTTTCTCATCTGATGCGCTCCATTCATATACATAGAGCGAGTGCATCTGCAACCATTCCACTTTGCCATTATCCAGCATATACCCCATTACAACATTCATTCGCTGTCCACTTTCCAAGAAGTTGATCTCGGATGCCGGATTATCTACGTTGAATATCTGTTCATCATTATTAAGCGTTATGCTAAACTCTGATTCCGGTAAATCATCATTGATTGCAGATAAGCTTGTCTTACTATTTGCTTCTAAAATCCATTCATCGTCATATTCAAGTCCAAGTCCGAACTGAATATAATCAATTCTGACGCGATTATTTGGAACGCTCATTTCTGCAACAACCAATTCGATAGACGCCGTATTGCTGAATACAGTGTCTGTTTTAAACACCTGAGCATTATTTTCAAATTCAACCGATGTTCCGCCATCAGTCATTACAGAAAACTTAGTTGGATAATTCTCACCAAATTGAATAGTCAATCCTTTAATATCGGATTTTCCATATCCAAATATGAACTTTATATGCAATTCATTGTTGAATAAGCTCGTACATGTGTATCCATCTTTCCAGTAGGAAGCAGTATCTTTCGGCAGGAAATACATGGTGCCGTCTGCTCGAAAGATATTCTGTTCATAAGTTGCATATCGTTTGACTGTATGCTGATTGAATAATGTACTCGGGTCTGAGAAACTGTTGTAATCCGTATTTTCCAATGATGCAGATTGCTGCGCTTCTTGATTAATCAATCCAAGTTGCACTTTCATGAAAGACTGTTCACGGATTGGACGCTTCATGGAATCTTTATACTCTTGAGATGTCTGATACATGTTTACTTTGCAATTAATGTATGCAATCGGAATACCGTTTTTATCGTATTCGAACACGTCTGCCGACCTATCACCTGGATACATCGTGAGTGTTCTCCAGCAGTTGTTTACCATATCCCAAAATTGCACGCTGGAAAAGAAATGCTTATCAAATTCCTGTAGCATACTTGACCATGTTTCAGCATCAAGATACGGCCATTCAAGGTTGTTGATTTTATAATTGTCTCTGCCAATCTTCTGCCCTACAACCTTATTGTTCGCATTTCTAGCAGCATCAACAGCCGTTGTTACTATCATGTTGGGATAGCGTTTCGGTGCTGGAAAAGGCTTCCCATTCACCCGTATAAAGTTGGATATATGTCTTGTTGCCCTTTCCTACACCTCCTAAGCTGGACTAAAAGAAAAGCCCGTATTGCTACGCGCTCTTGAAATCTGTTTGTCTACTCGTTTACTATCCATATTTACGCTAACTTCTTTCTTAAGAAGCGCTTTCTGATTTTCAATCACTTCTCTCAGAAGCATATTTGTTTCATCATTTGCATGTTCTACACCAGCACTGATTCCAGAAATAATCTGATTATTATTGGCTACTACATGCTGATTTCCGATGTTTCCAATGTACTCAGAACCGAATCCGTTTTCATTGGCTACATATATTTCACCACTCTTCGGAATGCCACCATTTTCGTATCCCTTGTATCCCCTAGCTGTCCAGCCGTTGTACAAGCTTCCATATCTCTTTACCGTGTAATTTATTGCTGCAATCATATTTGATAACGGGTCGTAGATATTGGTATTGTATCCAGCCATCGCATTTGCATGGAATGTTGGGTCAATGACCTGCATCAGTCCTTTTGATGGAGTTCCACGCTTCGCATTGATATCCCAGTTATTAATCGCATTCGGATTTCCACCAGACTCATGTTGCATCTGAGTGAGCAATGCATTCAAATTTGATTCACTGAACTGGTTTGTAAGCTCAAGAGCTTTCTTTGCCAGGTCTCGCCACTGTTCCACACCAGCACTTGCCTTGTAATCAACCTTTGGAATTAGGACACTGAATACGCTTTTGATTTTATTCAAAATCGCATCGAACGTCTTATCAATCATTCCCTTGCCAATTCTTGTCCAAGGTTCAAGCATGCCGGAAACGTCGGTGAATTTATCAATCGCAATCTTTACAATTGATTCAGGGTCTTGAATGTAATCCATGACATTTCCAGTGAATTTCTTAACTGCGCTCCAAGCGTCTCCAAAGAAATCACCAATTCCCCTTGCAAAATGTGGCTTATTACCCATTAATGCTTTTGTCTGCTCTGCCGGCATAATCTTTGTTCCCTTTTGCAATGGTAGCATTACATTTCTACCCTCAGGGATAAATGCTCTTCCAGTTGGAGGCATAATCAGTTCTTTGTAAACAGAACCTGGCTGATCGTTGACGATACCTAATGTATTCTTCGCAAGTCCATCTGTACCATTAGCAAAGTGAACTCCTGCCCACTCGCTTAAATTTCCAGTAGAACCAACTTTATCAAGTACCCAGTTAACGCCCTTGATTACGCCGTTTACCAATGACTTAATAGGCTTAAATGCGTTCTCAGCAATCCCTTTGAAGAATTGTCCAAGTCCGCTCCAAATGCTTTTTACTGAGTCGTAAGCTTTTTGAAAACCGCTTCGGAAAAACTCAGGAACCCCGGAAAATACTTTTTTAATTTCTGAATATCTATCAGAAAACCAAGAGCCTACGAACTTCCATGCAGTTTGAGCTAAATCTTTTGCCAATGTGAATTTCCCTTGTATCCATGTTGGAAATTCAACAACTGCTGCTTCTATTCCACTTATGCAATCTGCAAAAAAGCTCTTTGCGGCTGACCATGCGTTTTGAATCGTTTGCCATACGCTCACTAACTCGTCACCTACAAAAATTCCAAAATCACGGAACCTTTCAAATTGGCTTATTGCTCCATCAATAATATTGGTAAAAGCCATAAGAGGATTTGCGTTATCTAAAATCTTAAATGCCAAGTCAGCTATATCAGAAACCCATTTAATTTCTGAAATCTTAACGTTGTCAGCTCCACAAATCTTATCAACGATTCCCTGCGCGATTCCAAGCGCAAAATCTTTCGGGAAATCCGTTGCTGCCTCTGCAAGTGCTTTAACAAATTTTGATAAATCCCAAGCTAGTCCAGCCCAATCAATACCACATACGAAATCAACAAGCTTTTGTCCGATATCCTTGAATGTTTCATCTTTTTGAAGTTTTTTAATTGCAGCTGTCATTGCCTTAAGGATACCTTTTGCAAAATTACTTAATGTCTCACCCGTCAACTTTGCATCCCAGTTCTCAAAAAATCCTTTCAGACTAGACGCTAAGGATGCACCCAAATTCGTCCAATCAAAATTAACTGCGAATGCATTGGCGAAATGGAATGCTGTATTAATTGCATTTGCAAGCGTAGCACCCAAATCATAGAACAGGCGTGGTGAAATCAATCCATTAAGGAATGTGGCTAAATCTTTACCAAAGTTTTCAGCTTTCTTGTAAACAGAATGCCAGTCAATTAATTCTAATGCGCCACATAATTTCATGTTCAACATTCTTCCGATTTTAGTAAAATCAGATTTAGCTACAGAATCTTCAAACATTTTCGCAAGGTCTTTCATGGAATTTGGAACTTCAATCGTTTCAAACATGTCTGAAATTGCCGGTTCATTACTAGAACCGCTACCACCAGTCCCACCGGATCCACCGCTTCCACTTCCCGAACCATTATCTGTGTTTGGCTGAATCACATTCAGCTCATCAATCCCAAGTGTGTAATTAGCTAAATCCTTAACCGCCTTTGCAGTGTCCTTAACTGCCTTGCCTGTATTTCCAGCACTCTTTGTGGCTGTATCTAATCCGGAAGCGTAATCTTTCCAAGCCTTTTTAGCCTGTACAACAAATCCTTTTCCGGTTAATGCAGCCATAAACTGTCCGACCTTATTTATTGCTCCAGCCAGCATATCAATAAACGCTGACACATAAGGAGCAACTACATTTGCAATAGGAGCAAACGCGACAGCCCAGGCATTCTTCAGATAAAGTAAAGATGAAACCATGCTCGAAATACTCTTGTTGTATTCAGAGCTGTATTGAGCCAAGTTATCTGAACCCTCTTTAATAGCATTCTTGATTTGACTAATCATTCCAAATACAGAGGAAAACATAATGGAAGAGCCAATCATGCGTCCTAATGACATCCCGTGGTTGTTTCCACCATTCTCAGATAAAGCAGATTTTAATGACTTTATCGGATGTAATGCGCTAGAAGCCATTTTCTTTGCATTCCGCATAGCTTTTGTGACATCATCGAATTGTTTCTTAATATCATTGATATTTTTAGCAGAGCCTTTAATACCGTTCAAAGCACGCTTGAATAGGGTTAATTCTCTTTTCGCATCTCTGATATTTCTACCAGTTCTTCTAGCTTCTTCTTCTCCGAGATCAGCTTTAGCACGATTCTTCATTGCGGTGTCATACTGCTTTTTGACAGCAATAGTTTTCTGTAACTCATAAGCGATTCTGCCGTACTCAGGATTTCCCTGTCCAAGTCCTTGCTCACCAAGAGTTGCCAATTGTTGTTTAAGGTCTTTTATTTTATATTCGAGAGTATTAATCGCTTCTTTGGCTGGTTCTGGATTTAATCCGAGGTTAGCCTTAGCATTATTAGACATCTCTTTGTCATACTGCTTTTTAATTGCAATGGTTTCAGCTAATTCCTGCGCTTTTTTATCATACTCAGCGTCATATTGTCCAAGGCCTTTTGACGCTAATTCATCAAGCTCAGCCTTTAAGCGTTTTATCTGAGCTTCAAACGTATTCACAGATTTTGATGCAGAATCAGCGCCTTTTTTTACCTTTGAAAAAGTATGTTCATCAGCCCATTTATCAACGAAATCCTGTGCTTCTTCTGGAGACTGCATTTGATAAGGCGCAAATGATTCATGAGGTTTTCTCTTTGAAACATAATCATCACCCTCAATAAACTTACCATCATCATTCCCTTTGTTGATTTCAAAACTACCTGGCTTATTAGTTTTTCCCTCAAGTTTTCTACGCGCACTTGCGATTTCGTTAAGAGCATTCTTCGTTTGCTCTAATTTTGTTAAATTATCATACCAACCTTTGCCACCAATAAAATCTGTGCCAGTAGAAGTTATCGTTCTTTCAATATTGTTTTTTAACCGGACAAGTTCTTTTTCATTCTTCTTATATTCTTTTATGAGTTCAGACAACCCCATAGAAGAATAGTCAACCTTAAAATTTGACTTACTAAGGCGATTCTGAATCTCTTTTTGAAGTTCTCCAAACTGTTTTGCCGGATATTTTAAATCAGAACGACTTTGTTTTTGCGCTTCTGTTCTTCCACCTCTTCTAATATCATCAACAAGCGTTTTTGCGCGTTCAAGTCCAGAGGTGTCCATTCCGGCGCCAAGTAATTCAGAAAAAGACTTTCCAACATCTTCAAATTCTTTCAGTGATCGTCCGAAACTTCCTACTTCTTCCTTCGCTTTTTTGATTCCAGCTGTAATATCTTCAATGCCACCGATTACAGACTCATACGCATCATCTTCCAACCATTCTGGTTTATAATAAGAATTGCTAGTCTTATAAAACTCTTTTAAGGCATTCTCCATTTGGTAGAACTCATCTTCTACGCTATATGCTTCTTTCAGAATTGACGGGAATTGTTTTTGTAATTCTTGATAGAAAGAATCTAATTCAATTCCATTTCTGCTAGAAATTTTCTGCTTTAAAAGTGGTGATCGTTCTCTATAAGAATCACCAAGAGATTTTGCAGTATCAGGAGAAATTTTGATTTTACCGCTTTTCTTTATCCACTCATAAAGTTTCTGGTAATCATCTGCCGTAGTTCTTGCAATTTTACCGTTTTTAGCTGTAAGCTTACCAAGTGCTTCAATATCATTAGAAAGTCCTTTATACGGCTTACCAGCACCATCAGAGAGACCCTTAGAAATCTTATTTGTAAGACTTTTGACTTGATTTTGGACATCAGCTCCGGCAAGGCTAAGATTGAAGTTTTTGATAAGGTCATCAGCCAATTTCTTACCAGAGGTTTTCGCTGCTTTACTCATAGCATCTCCGGAAAACAACTTATCAACATCGATTCCCTTAAGAGATACAGAGCCTTGAGCTATTAACATGCATCGTTCAAGAGATTCGGCAACCTTATTAATTTTCTTTTCAAGCGAAGTCATTGCGCGATTAGCTTTATTCGCTTCCGCTTCAACAACTATTTCCAAGCTATCTACTTCATTCTCTGCCCTTGATATCACCTGCCTCTCTGATTATTAAACGCTTTCGCCCAAGCACCGAATTCAATCGATGCTATTTCTGTATTCTCAGCAATTATTTCTTCTTCACTCCGATTGTCAACAATATCATCCTTAAAGAATATGTGCTTTTCCGGATATGAACTGTTTTTATTCACTACTTGTCCAATGGCTCTTAATACATATGCGCCTGTCATCCAAGACGTAAAATCAGCCATTTGCAATTGCTTCTTTCCCTGCTTTTCTTTTTCATCACGGTATACGAGAAGAGCTTTTGGAGACATCTTCAAAAATTCCGAATACCCGATACCGCAATAAGCAGCCATTGGAAGCCAATAATCGTAAATGAATTGCGTGCAACTACTAAATCGGATTACTCGTCCACTTCCACATTCTGCTCGTCTGTTTCCGTTTTCGCTTTCGTGCCTTTCTTCTTCGGCTCTGCTACTCCCAGAACCTTTCGGAAAAAAGCTGACTCAGCTACAGCCTCATAAAATGAACGAACGATATCTTTTACATCTCCACCACCTAAAACGTGTTGTTCAACCAGTTCTTCTGCGCCAGTTCTATCAAGACCTGTTGCAACGCATGTGAATCCCATTGCGATCAACATGTACTGATTCTTAGCAAAAGCATCCGTGATTGAAAACCCCTGCTCTTCCATGTGTGTGAAGTCTCCGAATTTCATTTCTCCGACTTTGTACGTTTTTCCATTAATTTTTACATTTACCATATTGGCTATCTCCTTTTTTCCTTAAAAATAAAAAGTAAGGAAGTCAATGACGGCTCCCTTACCATAAAATCATCTTACCTGTCTACGCAAACTGTGTAGCAGCGTCTTTGTTGTAAACCTCTGTTGATGGCATGATTGAAATAGTCATCTCTCTCAAGCCATTTACAGCACCCTCGTTAATAAATACGCTGTGCTGACCTTTCCAGCAATACTTTCCATCTGCTCCGTCTTTACCGAAGTCAAGCTCATAAATCTGTTCTTTATCAGAACTTGCTTTGATCTCATCGAATTTCTCTTTGTCATAGTTCGCTGTGAACTGCATAGCACTCATAGACTGAACGCCTGGAGTAAATGTCTGCATTTTATCTTCCATATCCGTTGTCTCAATGCTTTCCGGCTCACCACCCAACTGAGGGTAGCTCTTAATTTTGCATAACTGAGTTAATGCTGAGGCTGTTGTGCCTGCCTTAAGTACGGTATTAATTGTACTCATTCCTGCTGACATGTTTACCATCCTTTCTACCGCTAACTAATGCGGTTAGCGAATACCTCTGTCGGTATCCGGTGCAAAATAATAGGAAGCCTTAAGCTCCCCTTGTTTCAAATTTCTCTATTTCACCGACTGATGTTACGATTCGATTGAATCTTGCCACCATTCGATATAGACTTGTGTCTGCTGCGTTTGTAATGGGTTGCGGTCCGTATGTGCGAACGTAACCCATTTTTCTCATTGCATCGCAACACATATTAGCTATCTTTTTTGCTTCTGTAATGCTATCACTTGAATAGCACTGAATCTCAATCACGGATTTTACGGCATTTTCCGAATTTTCCAAATCAATAGATGAATCTGCATTATCAATCTGAATGACTGATACGGCTGGAAACTTGGCTTTGGATTTATCCTCACCACTTGAGACATTCTTGCAAACATCATTGATATATGTTTTTACATTGGTAAATACTCTGTTTGATACATCAATCCTCGCCAAATACCCTCCTAGAAATGCGTGTAATCGTTTCCGTGTTCCTTAAAGCTGATGCAGTATTGTACATGAATGGTCTGGACGGCATACCTTTTGTCCAATGCCATTTGCCATTCTTGAAATAGAACCAGCCTTTTTCGCCATGGTTGTTTACGTCATACTTCCAACCGATAATTGAAGTATCTGGATGCGAGTTTTCTTTTCCCTCAATTCCAGTACCAAACTCAACGAATTTCGCCCACGGGCATGCTGTATAGATATGATATGAAGCACCATTAACAATAACGTCTCCGGGCTTTATATTCATGCTATTAAGCAATTCTCCGGTATAAATAGCATCTTCACTGAGGATATTTGCTTTCGCAATTGCAACGCCCTCTTCGGCAAGCTGACGCGTAAATTCATCACATTTTTTCTGCAAATCCAGCCGATACTTGCGAATATCATCAGCCAACTGTCGAAATCCTCCGGCAGATAGGTTCGTTGTGTATTTAGGCATTTTTCTTCCTCGCTTTCAAGGCGACTACCAATTGATTTAGTCCATCTGCAATACCGGCAACCGTGTAATCGGCTGTCTTCCAGTCAAATGAATTGTCTGAGTCGATAATCGGCATTGAGCCACACCAAATCAATGATTCTTCCGTAATGGGAAGTTTCTGAGTTGTGGAAATCGAACGTGTATAGTCCAAATTCGTTCCAAACACATCAGCATAAGCATTTCCCTTTCCTGGGCTTACACTTGCCATAAACGGAATTGGAATGCCATAAACAGGCTTTGTATCACCAGTTTCATCTCCATTTTCGTCAAGAACCGGCTCATTTCCAAGCAAATTGGAATACCATAATTTCCGTGAATTTTTCTTACAGTCTCTCATTTATACGCCACCCTCCACCATTAATGCGTATCCCTGCAACCATTCCGGTAAAAACACCGATTTGGTCACGCACAATCTTCTTTCCACTTAACCCAGTGAACGGGAGATAATTGGATCACCTAACCTCTCTTAAACCAGTGTGCATATAGCAACAACTCCTTCAAGATACTTATTTCTGTCAACCCATGTACGGCTTGTACCGTTTTCACCATGAGTGCTTTGACCCTCAACACCAATCTGATTGTAGTCATATAATGCGAGATTCTTTATATTGCTATAATATCTCTCCATATCACTACAAATAAAATCATCTTCGTAATCCATTGGATAACTTCGAGCGCATTTTACTTCTCTGTAGGCACTACTTACTTTTGATAAAAGCATGGAACCCTCCTTATCCGGAATATCTAATTCTATTGAAAGGTCCTTAAATATTTCATTTATCAACTTATCCATGCGATCACCTTATTTCTTTACTGTTCTTGTAGTCTTTGGCTTCGGTTCTGTTGCAGTAGCTTTTTCAGCAACTTCAACTCGTTTCCAGCCACTCAGCGCGAATGCGGAAGCCTGAATCTCAGACTCCACATTCATTCTGACTCCATCTCTTTCAAATGTAATCATTATTCACCACTCCTAGCCTGCCGGATTCTGGCATACACCGATAGCATCCTTTTTCTGGTCGAGTACGAATGCATCGTAACGGATACGTCCCTCTACAAGATGTCCAGAGATACCAGGCGCATCATCATGAATCTTGTACTCTGTCAGCTTAATCGGTGCTGGCATAACAATTGGGTTTGTGATAAGGAAGTTTACGTTCTCCGGGAAGTAAGACTTCGGAGCTTTGATGATATAAACACCGTCAACCTCACCAACAAGTCCGTTGATTGCGATTTTTGTTGCCATATCACCTTTTTTAGTAAACGCCTCATCCAGTTTCAGCATGTTGTAGTAACCTGGTGTACACATACAGATTCTTCCACCAGTAGGAACTTTCTTGTTGTCAAGAATCTCCTGTACTGCGAGGAACTTCTCATAAGCGTTTGCTTTTGTTACTGCAATATCCTTAATAACGTTTGCTGTTGGGGCACCTGCTACCAGTTTAGAGATACGGTATGTATCAATCTCTGGAATGATAACCTCATCAATCTGACGGGCAAGAGCTGCGCCGGCTGCCATAACTCCCATTGTGTCATCTTCACTCTTCTTGTCGATTGTGAATGTGAAAGAACGGTCTTTCGCAAGTGTCATTTCCTGTACTTCATTGTTAAGCTCTGCCGGTGTACCATAACGGTTAGAACCTGTCAGAGTGTAGTCGTTCATTTCTGCTGTTGGTACGGAATATACCTTTACAGTAGCAACACCGAGCCAATCATAGGCATTGTTTACAAGTGCTGTTGTCAGTGATCCAAGTTTAAATCTTTCATCCACCTGTGGTGAATATTTCTCAGCGTAATTAATAGCCATTTTAAATCTCTCCTTTTACTAACTTTTTGTAATTAGCGAACGCGTTCTTTTTTGCGTCCGGTTATTGCATGGAAGATTAACCGTTAAAACCTTTTAGGAATAAATCAGTCTCTTCTCCTTCGCCCTGTCCAGCATTTACTGGAGGTCTGCTTTTAAGCCATTCAGATTCAGCCGCTTTGATAGAAGCATCTTTGAACTTGCTCATGTTCTCAGTGACTTTCTCCATGTCATTTTCAAGCTCAGCCTTTGCAGTATCTTTCGCCATTTCACCTGACATTCCAATTGCGAGATAACGATTTGTGGCATTGGTCATCCTAATCGTATCTTCCAGCCCTTTGACATATTTTTTATGCTCTTCCTCGGCTTCTTTTTTAGCTTCCTCTTCCTGTTCTTCGGCAGTCTGTTTAGCCTTAAGCTGCTTTCTGTAGTTTGCAGCTTCAGAAGATGCTTTATTGTAGTCATTCTGCAACTTTGCACTGTTGGCTCTTTCCTGTGCTAACTGTGCCATAAGCTCTTCTACAGTAGGTTCTTTCTCTTCTGGCTTATTATCCGGCTCTTGATTCTGCTGTACCTGTCCTTCAAGGTTTTTGTTGTCATCCATAATTTACACGTTCCTTTCTTCGCGTTTAGAGTTCTCTCTCATAGTTACATTTCGCGATTATAGACTTCTCTGTCTTTCGCGTTTGATAAGGCACTTCTCTGTGCCAAAATAAAACAGCCACATTTCTGTGACTGTAATTTCTATAAATAAATTGTTACGCATCTACAATTCACGATTTGATTTGCAGATGCACCCAACGAGGTATCTTTGGCATGCATCATCCATGAATCGCCAACATGGAAAGCCTGTCCAATCGGAATATACTTTCCATTTACCTCAATGTGGTCTTTTCTAGTGACTTCATCAATGATTGATTCCCACCGCTTCATTGTCTTTCCAGCATTCACAGCTTCCATATACCTAGTGTGGTTTATTGCCGTATTTACTTCGTTTTCAGCCATGAACCTTGCTCTATCCAAGGAATAGTAATAAGGCTCATTCTTATGGCTTTTCGTGCTGTCTATGACATCGTAGGAAAAGCTCTTGACGTATGTTTCTAAGTATTTATCCACGCTCACATACTTTCCAAGCGTTTTAAAATAGGAATCTTCAATCTGTTTTCTGATAAGCTCATAATCAATTTTATTCGCTTGAGCCATTGTAAACAGAAGTGTCATTGTGACAATGAAATTTTCTTCCAGCTCTTCTGCCATCTGAATCCTTTTAGACTTTTCTTCTTCCGGAAGATTCATTTCTCCAAAATACTTCTTGAATGACATACTGCGCTCATTTTTCACAAGCGCATTCAATTCATCAAAACTAAGATTCGTGAACATCATTATCACCTGTCTTCATTCCATCAAGAATCGGCGAGTTTCCTGTCTGATCAGATAAGTCAGGCATTTCTCTCTTTGATTCTGTTTGCGGAATACTCTTCTGAATTAACGATTTCTGAAACTCTTCAATCGTTTTCTTACTGTCAGCCCACGCCTGAGCTACATCAGGGAACAAGTCAACCTGTTCCATAGCTACACGACCATTTACGCCCGCTTTAATCATAGCCACCATCGAATTAACCTTTGTAGCAAGGTCATACGTCTTATTACGAATAAATTTCGGCTTGATGTCCGAAAATTCCAGTGAACGAAGCGGACTATCGAATGGAATATCATTCGTGCTCTTAATTGCAATCATCTCAAGATCAACAATTTCTGCTTTTCCACGACGTAAAATTTGTTCTTCCTTACAAGCGCTGTTTTCGGCAGCACTCCAACCGGAAGACATGTTCATAGCTGAGCCAGTCGAACCGCCACCAGGATCCGTCTGAATCGGCACATAAGCTTTCTGCAAAATCGTGTTTCGCTTGCTTACAATATTTTCCTGCACTCCTTGATAATCAAATGTACTGGAAATTGCTTTCAATGTTGGCGTTCCACCATTGCCAGTCTGTTTCGCAACAATCCATTGTCCACCTACAGGAGATTGCGTCTTTCCACTACCATCTTTTGGTAACTCAAATCCAGTTCCAAAGAAAACTTCTTGCGTGGTCTGCGCCACACTATTTGCAAAATCAGAAACTTCAACGTTTAGCGCATTCATATCTGAAATCTGACGTTCAAAGCAACCCGTCCTGTCCGTAGCGCGATTAAATTCGACGATTGGAATTTTCTTGAATGGATTCTTTTCACCATTTCTTCTCATAAATGACCATTCATTCTTTTTAACAGTGCCATTTATGATAGTCTGCATATTCTTAATTTCATAGCGTGTATCAGGAGTGAACACGGTATAATAAGTTGTTCCATCTTCCGTTTTCCGGAAAGTAACACCTGCCAGCTTCTCTTGAAGCGCTGAGTTTCTGTAGATGCAGAATGTAAACAACGGATTCAGTGTTACGAGGTCGAACGGCGCAAGTCCATCATATGACTTTTTAATGTCAACAAATTGATAACCAATACCGTTAATTTCAACGTATCTTCCAAGCTCTTGGTCTTTTGAAAATGCGTATTCAGAATCATTCAGTTCATTCAGCATGGAAATACCATCGTCCTGCAAGTTATTCTGATTATCTGTAGATTTTCTAAAATCTTTGTTTCCGCGCTGGACATATGTAATCGGCTGTCCCCAAACATATCCAAGCTTAAATTCCGTAATTTGGCTCGCAAGGTTATCTTGCACTCTAATATCAACTTCCTTACGAATCGTTTTCTTTCTTACAAGTGGCTGAATGCCTTTCTCATATCTCATAAGAAAAACCATTTCATTGGAATTCTGCATATGAACAATCATTGCTTTTTGCAAAACCTCAAAAATGTTTTCTTCTGTTATCTTATCAACGTCTGAATAAATCCGGCGCCTGCCAGTTAGTTCCGGATATACAAATTCTTCATTGTTGTTGCTCTCAGACACCGAATTCACCTACCTTTACACAAAAATAAAAAGCGCTACATGAATTAACACATAGCGCCCTTTAAGGAGACTTTTGAAACGAATTACAAGTTCTTCGATTATAATTATAGCACTCTAAAATGTGAATTGTGTGAAACCTCACTGTGACACATATTTTGAAAGCCTTTTCGATACCGTGGAGCGTTCCATGCATAAGATATCTGCAATTTCATACTGTGACAACCCGTCTTTCGTATATTCCAGGATTGCTTTATCTTCAACATCTTTCGCGTTCGCAATCATTGTGTCAATAGCCAGTTCCAACTCGTTCAATCTGCGAATGTCGTCTTGAATCTTAACTTCCATCTCACGGCATTTCTGCTCCCAGTCTTTCGATTGCGCTATTTCAAAATCCGAACATCCTGTAACTGTGAATCCTCTCGGTTGATATGGAAATTCTGGATTAGAACCATATACCTTTCCAGAATATGCAGATGGTTGATTCGCCACATATCTTTCAAGTTTCTTCTGGTCCTTTTCAAGAAGGACTTTTAACAATTTATAGTTTGCAATATCTTTTCTTGTAATCTTCATTTCATTCCTCCTTAAACTGGACTTGAATAAATTTCTGCCGGTCTTACAAAACCAGTAGTTACAAACAGTGCAAAACTCGCTAATCCATCAGGAACGTCATCATGTGGATTTTTTCCACGGACTGAATAACTCAGTAAAAATCCCATCATCTTTCCGTAGTCTTCTTTTGGTTTATATTGCTCACGATCCTTGAAAAGTACATGTTTCTTTACCCAATCTGCATTGACAATAATTTTCGTCTCTTTATTCGATTCAGTATATTTCGTAGTGATATTGCACCGTCCACCTTTTTCTTCAACTAACTTACTTACTTCCAACGCAACACGATCGCCACCGTTATTGCTCTCAAATTGGCACTGTTGCATTCCGGTATTTACAATCAAATCAGAAGTTCGTTCATATTGGATTCCATAATTGGAATTATCATCACATACACATTCCGTAAGGTAAAAATCATTTCCGTACTGTAGCAAACATGGCAAGAACAAAAAGTCAGTACCTTTATTTTTCGTATCGCAAATTCCCCATACAGCATCGGGTTCAGTAATTGGCAACGTAATGAATCTCCTGAGTTCTTCATCCGTATACAGAAGTCCTTCACGCTCAATAGGTTCATTCTTATACAGACATCTATAAGAGATTTCATCCATTGTAAGCTCTTGGTCGTGGAAAAACTTGACACTGAAACCATTGTATTTGTAATCAAAGTTTGATTCGCCAGTAACTGGGTCAATATCCGGGATGGCAATAAAGCGAGCCTTATCATTTCCCTCATAAATAGCAATTAATCGCCCAATCACATCATGTACGGACCATCTGGTAGCAATGTGAATCTCCTTACACCCATCCATTTTTCGCTGTTTAGCATCAGTACCATAGATTCTCCAAAGCTTGTCCAGAATGTTTTTATTCAATGCTTCTTCGATACCGCCTATCAAGTCATCGCAATACAGATATCTGTTTGCGCGTACCTTTCCGGCATTCTTACTTCCAACAGATGTGCACTGAATATTTGAGAAGGGTTTGTATTTATTGAAGTTAATGGTTTCTCTCTTTGCATTAGTACTATGGAATTTTACATCAGGGAAAATCTCAGACCAGCAATACTCATCGGAGTTCGTTGTTATATCCAGAACCCCATCGTAGAACATTCGAGTAATATCACTACTATGTGAGAAAAACAAACTGAAATCATCTGGATGCCTTCCAGCAATCCATGATGCAAAGAATTTCTCAAGCGTGGTTTTTTGAGTTCCTGGAGGCATTGAAATTGATAAAATATCAAGTTTATCATCTTCCAGATCTTGCATAGACTGTATTAATCCATGCTTATTCAATTGTTTCCTTTTTGGAGAATAAAAGCGGTCCTGTTCCAATCGCTTTCGCTCAAGATAGAGCAGATAGCTGTCAAATAAATGCGGAGCTTCAAATTTCAATGCTTGCCAGTACAAATCCTCAAATCGCACGTCTTGATTCTGAATAAGCAACCTTTGAGCTGATTTCTTAACTGCTTTCGAGAGCTTAAGGCAATATTTTAGATAATCATGGTTATCCTCATACATATTCAAGCACAGCTGCATGATATTATCCCATGTACTGTATTCATTTGATGGTTGCATCTTCAATGCATTTGCTATTTTCTTATATTCTGTAAAATCCCTTTGCTCACCTCGTAATAATCAAAAGAGCCAATATCTGCAATTTCTCACAAATATCGGCTCTGGCTCTTAGGCTCTGGCACTATCTTTTGCATTATATATTATATTGCCGTAAAAATCCGGTTTGATTATTTTTAGTGCTGTTATGTATCTTCCGCATCCAGGACATGCATTTGGCGAAAATCGCCAATGAAGTCCTGCTTCATATTCAAAGTCTTTAAATATATATCCGCATTTTTCGCACACCGGTCTCGTTTCTACTTCCGTTTCGTAATCTGACATATTTTCCCATCCTTAATCACTGGATAATACGCTTTCTTACAGTGCTTACACCATATCGGCGTATTCTCAATATTGGAATTTTTCTCTATCCGCTGTCCAGTCTTATGACCGGCCGGACAGTAATACCAACTTTCTTTAATCTGTTCCATTATTCTAACCACTCATTGTCCAAATAATAAAATCCATACACAATGCCTCCTGTTAGTATGAGCCATGCAATCCAAAATATAACCATAGCCACTGTTGCATTGGTTTCAAACATTTTCACAATATCGTCAATCGAACTGTCCTTGTAAAAGTGTGTCTTGTTTGGAATTGTTCCATCTCTAAGGTCTGCAAAAATCGTACCCTTGTACTTTGTTTTCACTCCGTAATACACAAATCGTACTTTTACACGTTCGCCAGATTCCCAACTGTACACCTTATCTCCTGGGATTGTTTTTATGTGTTTTGAATGAGGTAAAGCTATCTTACCGTAAGGGAATGTGGATCCGCAAAATTTAATTTCTTTTGCGTGTAAAGATTCTACATTCTCTGTTTCCCATTCATAATAAACTCTAATTCTTGTATGCTCTTTACCTTTAGAATCTTTCTCAGTTATTTCTTCTTCGTGACGCTCCCGTCTTTCTTCTACCTTTTTAACAAAAATATATTCTCCACCAATTTCTGGATAAGTCACTGTATCAACAGCTTCTAAGTCACCATAAACAAAAGCATCTCCTACATTTGTGTCTATCCCATATTGAAAAAGTTCTTCATTTTCAATCTTAACAGCTTTATTGTATCGTTCATTATCATCCATAATGCTATTTTGAATCTTGCCTGATATCAGCAATCCAATCAAAAGCATTGCAGCCACGATAGATACACTTGCTAAGACTTCACGCTTCGTGATCTCCATTTATTTATCTCCGAACAAATCTTGTGGTGCATCTTCCGATACATCGTATTCAAGGTAGGAATAAGCCTGCTTTTCATATCCAGTCATATTCAGGAAAATACTTGTCGGAAATTTACGTACGTAACGATTGTACTGCTTCACCTGTTTATTGAAGTTACTTCGATATTCTGCAATCATATTCTCTGTAATCGACAGCTCATTCATTAGCTGCTTATAATTTTCATTCGACTTCAACTCTGGATATGCTTCACTTACTGCCGTAATAGCTGTAGTGACATTCTCAATATTTCCCGTCTGCCCTCTTCCATCGACAACGGCTTTCAATGTTTCTGCCTCATGTGAATCATACTGTTTCACGCAATCCGCAAGATTATATACAAGGTCAACTCTTCGTTTTTCTTGCACCTTAATATCTGACTGTGCTGTCTTTACTTGCTCTTCCATCGCAATAGCCTTATTCTGTGAGCTGTATACTCCAAATACACACATCAGAGCTACAGCAACAACGCCACCCAATGCAATTAAAGCTACTTTCCAATTATTTTTCATTTACCTATTCCTCCGTATAACAGGTGTTTGCAATCTTTCTGTACACATCTTCATACAATTCCTCTTTTATGCCATTGTATGTATACTCAGCATAAACACCGTCTCCGCTTATCGAGGTTGATGCAAGACACTTAAAATGATGCAAAGTCTTACAGCTCCACACAATAAATACATTGCTCAAATCAATTGGTGTCTCCGGTCTGTTCTTCTGATACCATTCAACAAGTTTCTTTTTACATACACTCTGAAAGTGATCCATTCCTGTGATAATCATGATTAATCCTCCTCGTAAATAATATCCAGTCCATAAGCAACCGCAGCATCATGTTCAATCTTACATCCTCTTGCATTCTCCCAACCTTTACAGAAGTACGCTGCATGGCACAGAGACATATTCTCTAAGGACTTAGCAAGAAAACACAATGGAATCTGAACTACTCCACGTTCTTTCATAGATTCATTGCTGTACCATTCATCTGTGAAAAGAGTATTCACAATCTCATATCCTTTTTCTTCAAGATCCTTAATTGCTTTCTCTCTTGTTGCTACGATTTCTTCATCCGTCTTTCCAGCCATTGGCTGACTTAACATTGCTTTCATATCATTTTCCCTTTCTGGTAATTCATTGATGCAATCTCTTGCAATTAGCGTATATACACCGCAATATCCAATGAATTCATACCCATTGTCTAAAGTAACTTTTGAAAATCCAGCAAATTTTCTTATGCGTTCATTGCTTCTAAAAATCAAATTATACTTTGTTTCTACGAGTAAGCCTCCACATATCTCTATTTCTTCATATTGCAAATTTCCGGCTACTTCTTGTCCTGTAATCTCTACAGTTGCTTTTACATTCTTAAATATAGTCTTCATATGCTTTACTCCGCAAATACCCAATCTTCCGCAAGCATATCCTCTTGTGTCGGCACATACTGTTCTGCTTTTTCGCGTCCACAGACATCTTTATCGCCATCATGTACTAATACGATAATTGCATCACCAGACGCAAATCTGCATTCCTCTCTTCCAAGAACGAAACTGTAATCTCCATATGCAAGCTGTAAGTGCCATTCTGTTTCATGAAGAATTCTTGTAACTTTTCGCTTTTTCTTAACCTGTCTTAAGGCTTCTGAAAATGAAAATTTATTCATACCGCCCAGTGCTGGACAATTTTCTCCTGTAGCAAACATCCATTCGTCAGAACCGATATTTCCAAAAGTGTAATCTGGTATTTCCGTCTGTCGAATATCAATATCATTTCCGTCTTTTGTATGTATCAAGATTGACTGCGCTGGAACACTCCAAAACCAGTATCCCGCCCATGATGGAAGTTTTACCTTTGCCCCATGTTTCATTGCTTCAAATGCTTCTTTAAATGTCATCGTTCATTCTCCTTTCTACAATCCCTCTCGCTCCGCTTTCCATTTCGCTACTCTATCTTGCATGATTTTTCTTGCTTTTTCTTGAGGCATATCTTTTGGGAATGTGGCAGTTATTAGAATTTTGTACCTATGATCCCAAAGTCCTCTTTTAATTTCATTTCTGGCGAATGAATAAAATGGTTCTCCCCAATATACATTCTCCAATGCCTTGTAATCAAACTTTGCCGTGTAGCATATCCCAACATCTCCGATAGACTCACATTGAATTTCGTCAGTATCGTACTCTTCAATTTTGGACTGGTCTTCACTGTATCGAATATTCCTATTGTTTATTGCACATATCAGCTCTGCTTTTTCTCTATTTAATGCAACTGCTTGAATGCAATAATCAGAATATTCTCCAGCCGTAATTACATACACTTTCATTTCATCACACTCCTAAATCGGCAAGGCAGGAATTGAACCTGCGACACACTGGATATCAGCCAGTTGCTCTACCACTGAGCTACATGCCAATAAGCTGAGCGGACCGCGTTGACATGTAGTCCACTCACTGTTACGGTTCTTTATGCGGAACACAATATCTATGATTGAGTGAAAAGATATTGATTTGAAAAGGCGCGAGGCATTCACCTCACTTTCTTTTCTTTGTTTTTAGAGACGCCGCAACTAAAACTCTATTTAAAAAACATGACTAGGGCTTCCCCTTATTCATCAAGATACAGTCATATTCTGCCAGTGTGACGATAAGTCTGAGCGTTCGGGCGCGACCCTTGGCTTCTTACCGCGGTCAAAGCACACATGGGATTGATACCCATAAATTTCACGGTTCTTTCAGATCATGTTTTTTCTACTTGCATTCCTTATTCCATATGCTAACGTCAAAAAACTGCTTATTGAAGAACTTGCCATACCGCTACTTTAACGAATTTCTTGTGTTATACTCTGATTTCTCAGATTCAAGGCAAATCAGCTTATTTGAGATTTCCAGCCAGTCTGTGGTCTCTCACACCATCTTCACATCACCGGATTATTCTTGCACTGCAAGCGTCTATTCTACGCCGACCACAAGGATTCTGCATTTGACTTCTCTATGATGATACACTGCAAGGCATTGTTGACGATGTTCGTCTCCGCCGACAGAATCACTTCTGCTGGAAAGAATCAGCTAATCCAGTATCCCGAATTAACCTATCTCATTACCATCGCATCTCAGCAGGACTGAAAAATCCATCTTCACTGAGTTAATCATGTTTAAACAGACCGAATAGGAATCGAACCTATAATTGCGGTTTTGGAGACCGCTGTTTTGCCAGTTAAACTATCGACCTACGGGGTAATTGGGAATCGAACCCAAACTATCAGAGTCAAAATCTGATGCTCTGTCATTGAGCTATTACCCAATAAAGCTACCGCCCGGATTTGAACCGGGAACCTGTTGATTCGTAATCAACTGCTCTATCCAATTGAGCTATGATAGCATGTGTGCGGGAAGAAACTAACAAACCCGCACAAACGAAAGGGGATTCCATATCGCACGTACCTGCAAAAACGTGCGAATAGCAGATACAGGAGTCGAACCTGTTATTTCTTGCTTAGGAGGCAAGCGTGGTTATCCGTTCCACCCATCTGCAATTGCTGTGTGTAGGATTCGCACCCACAAGCCCAAGCTCAAGGCTTACTATTGGTTGCAATCCGTTCCAAAGTCAATTGATACACAGCATACCTCGCGCCTTAAAACTACCTCAGACCGCTCAGCAGTCATTCCTTATTACTTCCAGCACGACAATTTGTTGTATCCAGGCTACTGCAATCACTGAATTTGCTCTTATCTCCAACAAATAAGTTTTTACCGTTTTTATACTTGCAGACCTCAAACGGTCGTAATCGGTAGAAATTTCAGCCACGGGAGTCGAACCCGTTATTCTATGGATATGAGCCATATGTGGTTATCCGTTCCACTCGGCTGAAGCGCCGTATGGAGGAGTCGAACCTCCAAGTCGTTTCCGACCGAATGCTTAGCAAACATCTCCACTACCATTATGGGAATACGGCATGTGATGGCGCAATTCTTAGATACTCAGCTCACAAATTCAACCCTGCGCCTGCCTGAAGGTGTGGTTCCGAGTAAATGAAGTTGGTGGAGTGAGATTCGAACTCTACAAACCCATAGGAACTGATTTACAGTCAGCTTGCTTTTCCAATTGCATATCCACCAATGCGATGGCGTTTTACCCAAGTTACCGTCGTCCATATGCTTGGAACCTACTAAAGCAAGGTAAACTCTCAATGCCAAAGAATGGAATCGAACCATTTCCTGTCAGTCTTTTTATCGCGCGCTCCTGACCGCTCTTTCCAATGAGCTACATTGACTTAACCGCCATCTGACGGTTAGCAACAATATTTATCGTGCCGTGCGTTGCACTAGGTTTTATAGTCTTTGCTGACTAATCGTATTCGCTAATAACGGCAAACAACATAAGTCCAATTACCGCCCATACGCAAATAACAATCGGTGAGCATAGAATGCTAAATATCGTCTCGGCAATTACTTGCGTTGTTAGAATTCCGGCATCACATAATGCACATGCATTGATAACTGCCTTATAAATCATTTTATAAATACCATTGTACAAACCAGATACGCAGGAACTAATCAAGCATACCCAGGCAACCGTGTTTCTAAATGCTGTCATTCCTTATCACCTTTCCACATTTCTTGCATTTCCATTTATGAACTGTTTTCCAAGAACCATCCTCCTGTTTTACAAGAATTGTTCTGGCCGGAAGAACTTTTTCATGTTTACAAAATAATCTGTTCAATATCTTAATCATAGTGCACCAACTTCCTGGAAAGCTTTCATGATTTTTGGAAACTGAATTGCTATCCAGTCAACCATTTCTTCATGTCTCGCCCATGCACCCATCGGAACACTGGAACAATGTTGCAATCCAGATTCGTCCAAAAATGCATGTGTAATTTCATGTCGCAGCAATCTCTTTCGATATGCAGACTACTCAATATCGGTCATATCTGGGAACGATTCTTTTTCAGAAGTATCAGCGATTACTATAAGCTTTCCGTCAGCTGAACAATATCCATCAGCGCCGTTCTTTCTCATAAATTCATCTTCTGATCGTTTATGAACTTCAATTCTGTATTCAGTTCCAAGAATATTTACTGTCTTAACCATTTTCTTCGCCTTTCTGCTTCTTCAAGAATTCATTCAACAGTATCGGAGTTGCCGATGAAAGAAGTTTGTTCATACATTTCGTGCAAAGCCTAAATCGTCTATGTGAGATTCCCATTTCAGAACTCTCGTAATATTCTTTGTTGCCACAATTCTCACAACAAGAAACCTTATCCCATTCAATTGTTTTAATCTTGTTCCTTTTATCCAAAGCATCTAACCTCGCAACAATCTAATCAGTTCATCAACCTCAGTGAACAGGAAATAATTACAGTGGATCCTTTGCTCTATAAAGCTATTTACAGCTTCACTGCATTTCCCATCGGTCAAATCCAAGATGCAGTTCGCAAAAAACTCATCATCTGAATAAATGCCAACCGGATTTATAAAGAGGATTTCGTAGATATCATTAACAACCAACCGATTCCCTTTAAAGCTTCCAGTTATATTAATGCCGGGATTCCGTAAATGATGTTTTATGTAACCTTGATGCCACACTGGCGTTTCAGTAAAGACGATAATTGTATTCATATGCCACTCCTACAGATATTTAAAAATCAATTAAACCACCCTCCAAAAAGAATCTATATTTTCAAGCTGAAACATTGCTTGTACTGAATCATTTTTGTAAAACAATATAATTCCATGTTCCGTATCAACTGTACATCTACTTGCTTCTACGTAATAAACACAATCGTTTGTTATTTGAACGAGATAGGTTGGAATAATTGATTTGATTCCTGTATACATTGCGATACTCCTTTTTGTTTTTGGCGGATATTTCTGGGGGTAAGGTTACGCCCCTGGGGTGTTTCACACAGACCCCCCTCCGGGGTTCATTGGCTATCGAACATATGTATCTATACGTAAAACAAATGTTTGACACATACACGTGATACTATATCTAGTGTTTTGCGTTCAGCTCGTACAATATATTGATTTACGCTAAATTTATTTTTGTATTGTCTGACATTTTGTTGAATTGCTTAAAAATCAAATACATCCGCTACATCATCTTGTGTTCCAGTGCTTGGTAGTTCATTTGCTCCGATGTCTTGCGCTATCTGTTCAACCGTCTTTCTAGCTCCGGTAATCTGTTCTTGCTCTACTGCTTTCGTTTCTGCCATGCCGTAAGCAGCTTTGGCAATGAATATCTTATTTGCATCCGTTCCCTTGCTATTCCCCAGATTATTCACTAAAAAGCCTTTGCAAGTGTTCATCCATTTTTTGACCGTGCAAGAGTGTTCAGCGGTCCGATAACTGCCATTGCTCCAAGTAGTAAAGGTATTTCTATCAATATTCACCAGGAAACTAAATGCTTCTAGTGTAGGATTAACACCATACTTACTGCATAATCTTACATACACATTGAATATATAATCTAATGCTTTTATATCTGCATTATCTGGCTTTTCTATATGGTCGCAGATATAAAATAACATATCAACAAAGTTATCTTTCACTATCTGTTTACTGTCTGTATCTACATGATCTATCTCTAATTCATTGCGTATATACTCATCTGCATAGTAATTAATATTATGCTTATATACTTCTATTCCATCTGTTGTTGTTATTGCATTATCTTTCATTCTGATCACCTCCAGCCAATTGATAAAATAAAAAAGACCGCGCCCGTTGCAGTTTCGCAATTCTGCTATACGGGTCACGGTCACTAAGGACTACCAAGAAAGTATATATTAAAGGTTGGCTATATACTGCCTATTTACTTGTTTGATTAATATTTTAGTGTAATTTATTGTGATTGTCAATAATCATTTGCACATCTTTTTTGTTCACATTCTTGTGCATTCCGTCAGGAAAATGCACGTATATATTATATATATTCTTTTTCTTATTCTCTTTCTTATTCTATTGCGTTACGTAACGTTATTGTAACGTTACACTGATTTTACTTGAATTCAGGCACAGAAAAAGACAGCCGTTTGACTGCCTTAATTCTAATTTTTTTTAGCTCTGGAATTTATGCCACATTTGCATAATCGCAAATAAAAATCTTACTTGCTACGGTTTGCACGTGTTCAATGATTTCCTCCAATCGCTCAGCTACTGAAGCAGTATAGAATACCTCTCCGCACTTTTCACACTTATAGCACGGCACATTTTCGATAATAACATAGCACGCCCCTAGATCGGCAAAATACGCGCTTTTATCTTTCTTCATTTCGCTTTCTTTGCAGCTAACACATTTCATGATCAACGCCCCTTTCTAGTCTTCAAATCACTTTCGAATTTGTCTAAGTTTGGAAAATAAGCCGTAATAATCCGG